GCGCTGTTCGAAGGCTTCGCGTTGGGAAACAGCTTTCACCTGGCCAGCCAGGTAGTCTGCCTGCCGCGCTTCGAACTCGGCAGCAACCATCTCGTTTTTAGCGGTTTCCTCAGACTGCTTCACAGCCGCCTTGCCAGAGTCACGCTGGCCTTTGGCACTGAGTAGGCTACCGCCTATGGACATTGCCCCGCTTATGTAGGGGGCGGCTGCTGCGAAACCGGCCATCGCGTATAAAACCCCTCATCGTCAGGTTCGAAACCGAGCCGGCTTAGGAAATGCTCGGCAGTCGGTTTAGTTTGGTCTGGATCTGCAATCAAAGTCCAGCCGTTGTCATCTGCTAAACGCATCATGTAACGGGCCAGCTTGACCACCATGCGCTTGTCTTCATAGGCTTCCGGCTCCCCCTCTGAGAACACCGCCATAACGCCTTTCGATTTGCGCAAAAACCCTGCTACCCCTACCACTTCACCATCGTCATTGATCACAACGTATCCGCGCAGTGTCAGTGGTAGTGCGAACCCGTAGTATTCCTTTACCAGCTTCTCAGTAGCAGGTTTTACGATCACGATTTCTCTTCTGTCTCGTAGGCCAACACGGCGGCAAGGACTGTAACCGGGCGCGGCGAGGACGCCTGTATGCAAAGCCGCGAATCACTGCCCCACTCACCTGGGAACTCAATCAGTTCCTCATCGTATTCTGTTCTGGTGTCGCCGCCTACTTCCAGTGAGTTCTCATACCGCGGCATGTCATCCAAGGTGTCGAAGTCAGGGCCGTATGTAAGACTTTGGTCGTAGGCATCGGCAAGCACGAAACCAACCTGAGTTATACGCTTGGGGTGAGTCAGCTGTATAGCTTCATTCTCTTTCGATATATGAGCCAGCTTGGTGCTTTTCCACTGTGCAGTATACGCCAGGCCAACGACAGCTGTGGTGACTGCTTCGGATATGGTGGTGATCTGCCCACCAACGACCGTCTTGGTGCCCAGGTCTTTACCGTTGCCCCACACCACTACCTGCTTACCTTCCAGATGGCCGAGGCCGCTGAGTGTGGTAACAGCCGCCCCATCGTAAGTGAGATACGAATCGCTGGTCTTGGTGAAGGTATCGCCGCGTGCTTCTGACTCCAGGGCCCAGCGCTCCAGAAACCGCTTTGTCACGCCGTCGATGGTACGCTTCACCACGTAGTAAACGTTGTCTTCCACGTCGCCGGGGAGTACCGCGGCATCCTCGACCTCGCCGTCTGTATCTACCTGCACCCAGCAAAGCACGTTCTCCACGTGGTTATGCACCAGCACGGCTACGCTGCCGTCTTCACGTATGCAATGCACGCGCGTATCCGGCAGGCGCTGCACGGCCACGTGAACTATGCCTGGCTCGCCAATGTCTGGCACCACCAGGGTATCTTCGACGCTGGTGTAATCGCCCACCTCTGCACTGAAAGCCAGTTCGAACAGCCTGGTGCCGCCGCGCTGAACGAACACGCCGCGGCTGTCTATCTTGACGGCGATAGCGCTGCTCGACCCCTGGGTCGACGCTTCCTTGATATTGAAGTTGGACGGTGTGAGCACTTCATCGAACGATGTGGCCCGTACGGAATGCTCTGCACCCTCTGCGCCGATGATCAGGCGCTGTAGCGGCAGCAGCCAGTTGATATCATCGACTGGGCCTGAGCCTACGGTACGGTTGATCGGGCCGGAGTCTCCCAGGGTATCGGGGTTGTAGTTGTAGAAGTCGTCGGACACCGAACCGTAGATACCGTTCCGGCCTGCCCACCACAGCCGCCCTTCATAGAACGCTACTGCGGTGGGGAACCCGTTGACTGACGACCACGAACCCTCCGCCCAAAACTTGCTGCCGGTGGTGGAGCCGAAGTCTTCCAGAACCTCTGCGAGTACGGACGCAGAGTTGGTATATCCGGTGACCCTGGCCACGCCTGTGATGCTGCCGAGCGGGTAATCCAGATCCAAGTTTATGGTGCCAGAAGAGTAATCGCCGGTCTTGATACCAAGGCGGTAGAACACGGTCTGGTTGCTCAGCGCGTCTGCGTAGGTGGTGGCCTGGTTGGACGTGTAAGTCGTCACGTCTACCCAGTTACCGACAAGCCCTATCGAGCGCTGCAACGTCACCGTGGCTGAGCCTGTACCAGTCAGTGTGATGGCGATGCGGCGCTGTTCATCCACACCAGTGACTTCAACCGTATTGGTGAAGTTGTTCTGCGCTGAGATAGAAGCGGTCACGCGCTGGCCTTCGGATCTGATCTTGAACAGGCAGCCGACGTGGCCAGATTCGAATATACCCTGCGAGGCTGTGAGGGTGACGTTACCTGTCAGGGCGCTGGCTGCCAGCGTCGTGTTATCTGTGTTCTCGTTGCGGTATGGGCCGTTGTCCGACAGATACCAGACAACAGACCACGAACGTAGGGCGCGGCGCTCAATCTTGCGCTGCAGGAACCCTTTGCAGGCCACGAAAAGAATGTCACCGCTCTGGTCGGTGCGGATGAATTGAAGATCATCTTCGCCCCAGGGCGAAGCTATTTCCATGTCGCCGGCTGCTTCTACCTCCACAGAGTCGACCAGTACGGCGCGCTCTAGGGTGCTTTCGAACTGGATGGTGAAGTTACCTGCCGGCGTGAAAGCCAGTGAGTGAATACCAGTGTCCAGCGTGGTGAGCTGAATATACTCATCGCCACCGACGGTTGACCCTACGCTGAACCCGACAGGCCCGCGGTTCACGACCACATGCAAGGCGTGTTCAGTGTTCTGGTCTGAACCGGATACTGTAACGGTCTGGTAGCGAACGGCTGCAGCGGTGTCGCCGTCGCCAACCAGCTGCATGTACCCATCAGCGTGGTGCGTGCTGGCAGCGCCAGCATCGTCGTCGTCTGTCCAGCTGTTGAGGTTGGTCGTGAAGTCACCGTTGACCACAGCAGTGGAGACTGAGGGGCGGACGATCACCTCATCGTCTACCCACACCCTGGTTAGGCCGTCGGTGATTTCCACCAGGGCTGTGTCATCAGTCGAGAAGATGAAAGGCAGGAAGCGAGCCTTGAAGTCGTCAGCCGTGGAGCCCAGGAAGGCTAGGCCGGGACGCATCATCATGGAGCCAAGCACCCTCGGCATCCAGTTGGTCATCACCTCGGCGGAGAACGACAGGCGCTTCATGTCGACGCGGGCCAGGGCCAGGCGCGATACCAGGCCCCGGTTGAACCCGAAGTACGCCGTGCTTTTCTTAGCCATGGTGGTTAGCCTGTGAAGCTGTTGCGGTTGCCCCGGTCACGTCGACCGCCGCCCCTGCGCGAAGCTGTCCATCCACCCTGCGGCATGAACGAGGTGGGGTCAGCCATCGCGTCTTTGCTACGGGCATCGATCAGCCGGCGCGCCATCAGACCGAAGATGTAGTTCTGCTTCTCGCTGCTCTGCGTCAGGGTGAACACCGCCTCGGAAGCCAGGTACGCGGCCACGTACTTGGTGAAGGTCACTGGCCAGCGGGTTAGGTCGTTGCCGTAGGTGGCAGCCTTGGAGATATAGCGGACGTAAATCGGGTCGATATCAGCTACCCAAAACCCCACTTCCTCGACCATGCGCAGCAGCGGAACCGTGAAGTATTCATCTTCACAGACGCCGGCAGTCCGGATGTGGTCGTTGGGCTTGTCGAAGGCGTTGTTGTAGCCGAAGGCAGGTAGGGTGGTGGTGGACTTATCAATCTCGACAGCGCGCATTGCGAAGTTCCACTGCCCCTGTTCCAGGCAATAGTCGACGGCACCGTCAGTCCAGATATCGTCGAGAACCCTGCGAGGCTCCCGGTTCTCGGTTAGGCTGGCGAGGCGGCGTTCTCCGATCAGTCGTAGGGCTTCATTGTAAAGTCCGAGTTGAGTCGCCGCCATGATGCACCACCTTTAGAGAGTCATTACATACGAGTTGAGCCAGTTGTGGGCCTCTACCTTGGTCTGCAGGTTCTCCTTGATCGATTCCTTATCCTCCTTGCGGACGATGCAGAACTTCAAGTGCGGGCCGCGGTACTGGACGATGAACTTCTCGAAGGCTTCACCTTCCAGTTGGTCGTCGTCTTTGCTGGTCAGATCGATCTTGACCAGTGGAACCAGCTTGGCCCAAACCCGACCACATGATACCACCAACAGCTCAGCGTACCACTCGCCGGTGTCGACGCTGACGTGAATGCGGTCGTAGAGGGACAGTTTGGGGGCTACGTTTGCCAGGTACGAAGGGTTGAGGACTTCCTCAAGAGTGGTGTTGGCTGGGACTGTGAGTGACCAGCTCATGTTCTTGTGGGGGAACTCGCTGAAACGAATCGTGTCGACGGACATTGTTTTTCTCCGAGGTAAAAAAAGGGGGCGCGAACGCCCCCACCAGCCAATGTTGCTTAGGTCACGATGCCAGCGTTGAGACTCACGCCGGTGGAGCTGACGTGGGAGACAACACCCAACCAACCTACACCACTGGATCCTACGGTGGTGGTGTGCGAAACACCAAGCACCAGATCACCAGGGCGCATGCCGAGGCGTTGACCATCTGTGAAGAAGCCTGCTGCTACCACCTCAGCAGTGGTGTCGGTCGAAACATACGACCACAAGCTACCTGCATGACCACCTGCGTGGCCGATACCGTCGAAACCCGACGAAGTTACAGAACCGCCGACACCCTGAAAGAGAGCGCGGGGCGGGTTGGATACGGACGAAGCCGCCGTAGTGCCGTTATAGGCCATGATCCTTACTCCTTACTGAGCGACGAAGGCGCTACCGTCGTGGTTAATGACAACGATGCCGCTGTTTTGCAGCAGCTTCGACCCCATGAAGATCGAGGCACGCGCCCACGAATAGGCTTGCTCCTCGTCATACCCAACCGGAGTTTCCATGCTCCCGGTGGCGGCGGCGTGGCCAATGGCATTCTTGTGGTACAAGAAGCATTTTTCAGCGCTGGTGCCTTTGCCAGGAAGGTTGGGGTGCTCGATGATCGAGCAGTTGCGCCACTTGTAGCTCATGGGCTTGTCTTTCCAGCTCGACTCCTGACCGGCGTAGGGACGCAGGTCAACGTACTGGGCGTTGGCAAACTCAGGGGCTTGCTCCAGATAGGCCAGGAAAGCCGGGGTACACAGCAACGTAATGTTGGAATCCCAAGGTACGTCATTGTTGCCCAAGATCACGCGGGCGTGCTGGAACATACTGACCGATCCGGTAGCAGCAGCCCCGGTGTCGTTCGTAGCGGTGTTCAGCTCGGTGATAATCTCATCGTCGATCTTGCGATTGACGACGGCCATGGTGGTCATTTGCATAATCTCGCGCTGGCTGCCCTGGCTTGCGAAGACGTTGAAACTCGTCTTGCGTACCAGATCATGCCACTCTTGCAGAACAACACTGTTTTGAGTGTTGTTATCGCTGCGAGCCGGGATCATACCGTTGACACCGCGGGTCATTGCCGCTGCGCCGCCAGAATCAGCGACTAGGAAGACCGCAGTATTACCCTTAATGACCGCCTCGGTAGTCACTGTGTCGCGCAGCAAAGATTGATGCTGCTCGAAACCAGCGATGAACTCTTGGCGGTATTGGGTTTGAAATGCCGTGTCAGACATGACAGTTACTCCAATAAACAGGTTTTTAGTCCGTTCGCCGGGGTTATCTGCAGTGCCAAACTTCGGGTTTTCTCTTGCGAGGGCCAGTTTGTTTTAGCAGGGCCTTGCTACTACGGTGTTAAGTTTATGGCGGTGCCGAAAACGGGTTGACCGCCATATTGCTTTTAGCCTAGCATGGAATTGCGGAAGGGGGGAATAGCCACCGCGTTGAAGAACCCCAAAAGCGTATAGCGTACCCCCCGCCCCCGCACTCATTAAGCTTTAGCCCTTTCCCTCGCCGAATAAAGCTCACGCAACCGAGACTGCATCTTGGTGTCGTTGTTGTAAGCTTTCCGATTTTCCCGCATGGTCTTCTCAATCGTGGTGATTTCATCATCGATTGCGCCGGCAACGTTTGCACCAGCCCCAGGCACCACGGTGGCTACCGGGTTGATGGTGCGAGCGTTCATAGCCAGCCAGCGCGCCATGTCCGGGTGGTTCAGCAGTGCGTTACCGTCACCCAGGCGAGCATTGACGAACAGGTCTTTCACATCAGCCGGCATAGTGTCGACCAGGCCACGTATCATATTGATGTTGGCCCGATAGTCGCCGCCCCACTCAGCGCGAAGCACGTCTTCGGATTCACGCAGGAACGTGGTGTCTTTCTCTTCCTGGGCGTTGAGCATCCGTTCCTGCTCCTCGTAGTACCAGTGCATGATCTTGTTCACCTGTTCCGGTGAAGCATTGGACTCATGCGCTGCTTTCAGGAACCCCTCGACAATAGGCTTGTCGTGCTCGCCGATCACCAGGCCGTCATCGAACGCAGGCTCGTAGCCTTCCGGTGTATCAGGAATGCCATGGGCCTTGCGCCATTCAGCCTGCTGCTCGGGCTTGCCGTCGGCAGGGTAATCGGTAACGGGTTTCAGCTCGCCGCTGTCCAGCTTCTGGCGCAGGGCCATGTAGCTTTCGAACATGCTCTTGGGTGAGTCGAACCGCTCCAGGGTCTTCTGGTGCTTGGCGTCCGGGGAAATCTTGGAGCGCCAGTCTGGTGACCAGTCGCCTTCTGCTGGTGTGGGTGGTATAGCCGGCGCGGTGGTAGTCGCTGCGGCAGCGGGTGGCGTAGTAACTTCGGCTGGCGCATCAGTAGTTGTTTCTACCGTATCTTCTGCACCACCCAGGTCAGCGCCGTCGTCGGCGTTTTCGTCTTGGTAAATGGTGTACCAGAGTTTCATTTGTCTTTCCTCTGCAGTTTCGAAATATCGAGTTTCAGGGCCTTGACGATCTGTAGACCGACAAAGCGCCGTCCCTCAGCAAACGAAGTGTCGCGATCACTCGTTGGGCGGTACGAAAGTTCATAGGCGGCGCAAGCGTTCTCTATGATCCATTTGATGGCACGTTGTTGTTGATCGGCCGAGGCCGTGCCAGCTGCCAGGCCCTTTACAGCCATGATATCGGCCAGCTCGTAGGCTGGCGGATACCACGGCGCGCTCTTCACATCCATTATTGATTCTCTACAAGTGGCATGCCTGCTTCTCCGAGCGTTTTAGCAACATCAGCACCTTGTTGCATACCGGCAAGCATGGTGGCTGCTTCCTGTTGCTCCGCTTGCGCCTGCATCTGTGCGTCAACGTCGTCTTTGCTGACGACCCACTTGGCAGGAACACCAATCCCTTCCAGTACATCACGCAGGGCTTGCTTGGCGTCGATAAGCATAGCAGTCGAAGGATCGAACTGAACAGAAGCTGCGATGTACTGCTGGGCTTCCATGAAGCGGTTCCCTTTCTCGCGCTCGATGGCCTCATGCAGCGGGCTTTCGAAGCGGAACTGAATGTCAGCCCCTTGAAGGCTTTCAGGCAGGTCGAAGGGCGAACCGAACGCCCCGGAGCGTAGGAGAAGGGAGAAAGTCTCTTCGCAGATCGCACCGTTGTATTCCAGCTCCATCGGCTCAAAGAGCGGAAGAGCATCGCGGATGTACTGCTGAATCCTCTGACCCACTTCATAAGCTGTCATTTCCGGTGCGCGTTGGGGCAAGTTTAGCTTACTCAGGTAGAACGCTTCCGACAGCATGAACCGGGTGTCCCGCGCCATGTCGACACCGAGCGGCATGCTGCTCTTGT